CGTCGATGTTGTCGAAAGCGCGCAACGTGTCTTCGGTGTTCTTCTGAACTGTCAGGACGATGGAGTAGGTTTGGTCGGGCAGCGGCCACAAGTTCATGATGTTGGAGTCGCGGCGCCGGTCCCACCAATAGCGAGTTGGACGTCCGGTCTGCGACTTGGTGGGGATTTCGGCCCAACGCTCGTAGCCATCGCGATCAAGTAGCATTTCGGTCGTCGAGGTGCGGACAGTGGCTGTTAGGACATCTGAGATGGACGGGCCGAACGTGAGCGAACTGACGGACGCTGAGACCGGGACGACGGTAGTTTCGATCTTGTGAAGAAGTACGTTCTTGTTTTGGATCGACGTGAGCATATAGTCAAGGCCACGCCGAGCGCTGATCAGTTCGTCAGCAAGAAGGGGGCCACCACCAACCATGGCAGCCGCATCCTGAAGTATCTCGTCGAAAGTCGGATTGAAGGAGGCGACGCCGCTGGTTGCCATTGGCGCTGCTCCTCAGACGACTCCGTAGATAGTGACGAGTGGGCCACCGCCTGCATACGACGAACGCACATAGGGCACGTCGAAGATCACCTGAACCAACGTGGTGGTTACGGCGGCAGTAACTTCGGCGAAGGCGATCCACGGGCCAGTCTCGAAAGGCGCCGCTTCCAAGAAGATGGACGGACCCGCGGCGGCGCTCTTCTGGACCCAGAAGCAGCGAGCGGGCGAACCGTCGAAGCGGTAGTCGAGATCGATTGGATCGCTTGTGGTTGTGGCCGAGGTACTCACTTGGAAAGGAATAACTCGAATAGTCTTAATACCGGGCATGTGAAGCTCCTAAAGCAAATGAGGCAGACCCAACCCAAAGGGCGAGCCTGCCGTCACTTGTTAGCCAATCACAACGTGGACGATGACGGAACCAGCCGCCACAGTCGAAGTAGCAATAGACACGATGGCCTGAACCGTGGTATCCGCCGTCAGCACAATGCTGTTGGTGGAGACCTGAGCGCCTGTGCCAGCGTAAGCGCGACGCCCTGCGGTGTTTACGGAAGTAGCCGCATACAGAGTCGCGGGGTTCGCCGAGGTGCCGACGGTAATCTTGGTGTCAAGGTTATCGTAGGCGGTCGTGATGTCAAGGACGCACTCGTAGAAGTTGGAACCGGCAGGGGCCACGAACAGCGGAATGGTGGTAGCACCAACAGCCGTACCCGACTTCGCGGTATTCACAACTACAGAAAAGCGCCCCGGAACGCGGGCAGTCGTCATATCGACGGTGCTGCCGGAAGCCGGTTCGCGATTGTCGATATTGACAGGGAAGGCAAAGTTAGTCATCTGATTCTCCTTAAGGATGGAGGAATGGGGGCCGAAGCCCCCAAACCATTAGGTTGAACCAGAGGAGCCGTACCACTGACGCCAGTCAGACCAGCCGAAGCTGTAACGCTCGCGGGCCTTGTAGCGCATGTTGCCCGTCAGGAAGTCTACGTCGTCCTTGGTGGCCAGCGGCGCACGGATGAACATCTTGGTACCGTTCGGCACGTCAGTGCGAATGAACCAACCGTTGGTGTCCGTGAAGCGATGGTTGACGTTGTAGCCCTTCGAGAACAGGCCCATGTCCTTCATAGCGTTCGTGTCATTGTCAGCCGTACCGACGCGGAGGTCCGAGAACAGGATACGGTGAGCAACGAACTGAAGCTGCGGAGGAATGTGCAGGCTCACGGCGCGGGCGCCAATCAGCAGGCCACGGTCATCCTTGGTCAACGAGATGTTGATAAGGGCCGCTTCAAGGGCAGTTTCGGACAGGTCCGAGCTGACTTTGTTGGACTGCGTACCGGCAGCAAGCGTCGGGTGGTCGGTAGCGAACAGCGGCTTGCCGTCACCGCCAGCATAGAGGGCGCTGGTGTTGAAGCCGTTGTTGTAGACGTTAGCCGCCTTGACCTGCTTGGCGTTCGCCATAGCGCGGCCCATCGCATTCGCCTTCATCTTGCCCGTCGTGCCATAGAGGTTGTCCTCGATAGCTTCTTCGGTGATGGCGAAAGCCATGGCAACGGTTTCGTGCGTGTAGCGGCTCGTCCAAGCTTCGGAGGCGGTGTCGAAGAACACCTGATCACCTTCGGACTTGACCGGGGCCGTACCAAAACCCGTCATCAACACTTCTTCTTCGAACGAACGATCAGAACGCTCGATGTCGAACAGCGGTGCATGTTCGTTGTCGATGCTCTTATAGGCCGTGCCGAAGATCGCGTTAAGGCCGGGAACAAGCTGCTTCGCAAACTGTGCGCGAGTCAAAATTGACATTGTTCAGGTCCCCCTATTAGGCCGCAGAAACTTGCTGGAGGATCGGACCATTCAGCTTCACGACCACAATCGGGAACGGATCGCCCCAGTTGTTGTCAGGAATGTTGGCCAGACCCACAAGCTTCAGAGCGGTGCCGACAGCGGAAGTACGGGTGGACGCATCCAGCGTATACTGGGACGTACCGTACACCGAGTTGACATCGCCGCCCGACGCGGTCACATCAAAGTTGAGGCCGAGGTCGCCCGCCGTAACGGAAGCGTCAGCCTGAATCATGAAGAGCGCGAAGGGATTGTCCACGACGTAGGCGGTTGGGCGGTCGGAACCGTCGTACAGGCCAGCCGAAGACGTATCTGCGGGGATTGAGTTCTTGAGTTGGGGCTGCTTCGTGGTCGGATCGATCCACGCAAAGCCAGCAGCAACACCCAGCAGGGGGCCACCACCAGTACCAGCCGAAACAATTACGCCACCCGACAGCTTTACCGGAGACCCCTTACCGAGGTCAGGGCAGTTAGCGCCGTTGGGAAGCGGATACGCGCGGACTTCGTTGCCGTGGGTGCCAAGGGCCGCCACTGCGCGAAGACCGAACGGGGCATAAGATTGTGCCACTTTCTATCCTCCTTCGTTGTGTTATCCAAATGAGGGACGTCGCCCTCTGGAAAAGCGTTTTGAACTTTCGTTGACAAGCTGCTGCTTACGGCCCATGCCATCTTCGTAGCTAATTGTCTTCAGATCGAAAGCCTGCTCCGCTTGAATGGCCCTGTCTTCAGACCACTTTTGGATGGCTTCCGCTTTCCGTCGAGGTAGCTTGGCGAAGACCAGGTCTCCGTTGATAGCCGCACCTGCCAAAGCAGAAATCTTGCTTTCAAGACCGGGGAAAACGTATCCTTCGGGAACTTCCTCTAGGGGAACGAATGACCACCCTTCTCGCATGCGCTGGGAGATGTTATTGAAATCATCTTGGTCCCCGACCCGGAAGCGAATCCATCTATAGACGAATGCGTCTGCGTCGGGCATAGGGGGGATTTCCAGCGCATTAGGTGGATTATACTCTGTTTCCAGAGAATTTTCAAGTGCTTCGTCGGCGGCGTTGTTAGGGGCCGCGAAGAGTTTGTTTTTCATTATAGAATCTCCGTGTACTGGCTGACTGTCTGGGCGGCACGTTCGGTCTTGGCCTTCTCGCGGGCGTACTGTTCGACGCTGATGCCGAGGTGATTGGCCATATCCCGGTCAGCCTGCGTGATGGTTACGCGGACCTTGCCGGGCGCCAGAGCGGGAGCCGAGCGGTTCTGGATGGTAGGGTTGTTGGCAGGCGGGCGCCCCGGCGAGCGTCCAAATTTCTGGGGGAACTCCTTCTGAAGGCGCTTGTCCAGTTCTTCGAAGTAGTCAGGGTCGCTGGGCGTAAAGCCGTCGCGGACCATCTGCTGGTCGAGTACGCGGGCACTGGCCGTCAGGACAGCATCCTTGTTGAACCAGTCTTTGTTGCGTTCGTACCACTCGACGGCTGCCGGGCTGGGGGTCCGCTTAGGGGGCGCAGGCGGTGTCTGCTGGGTCGGCTGCTGCGCTGCCTGTCCAGTAGGGGCCTGCCTCGTAGGGATCGAGCGCCGGTCCTTTTCAGCTTGGGATTTGGCCGCCGTGATGCTAGCGATCTGCTGCTGGATTTCAAAGATTTTGTCACGGTCGCCCGCATCGTAGGCAGAGTCGAAGTCCCGGCGCAGAGCCTGCATCGAGGTATCGAGCTGCTTGATGTAAAGGTCAAAACCGATAGCAGCACCTTCATTAGCTTCGGCTTCGGCCCGCAACGCACGGTTTTCGAGGGCTTGCAGACGGGCTTGCGTTTCGCTAAGTTGTCTGGCATAAGCATCACGTTGGTTCTTGAGGCGCTGACTACGAGTCAGTTTCTTTGGGCCGCTGGAAGGAGACTCAGATGGACTCTCATCGTCAGGCTCATCGTCTTCAGAAGGCGTGGAAGCGGCTGCGGGTTCGGGCGCCGGAGCAGCTTCTGGAGGTGGCTCGGCAGCAGTCTCTTCCACGATCTCAATGTCGGATGCTTCTGAGGCGGCTGCGCCTTTGCCTGGGTTGTCGAGGTCGATTTCTTGGTAGCCGGATTCGGACATGATTTATTCCTTGAAGTTGGAGTCGAGATATTCCGGGGTATCGACCACAAGCTCGATGCTAGAAGCTTTGATGAGGAGGAGCTTCACGCCCTTCCAAAAGATTTTCTGGCCTGCGAGTTTTGAGTATACGATATGGTCGCCGGGCTTGACCCAAGGACCTTTCCGGTATATGTCTTCGTCGATGAATGCGAGTTCGCCCAAAGCAAGGACGCGGCCCACAGTGTTGAGATACTCACGGTCTTCTCGGAATGAATCTGGAAGAAGGATACCGCCCGCAGTTTTGCGCCTAATGGGCACAGGTCGGACAAGAATCCCCACTCCGGGAATCCGTGGCAGTGGCGTCGGGTCTGGAACTTCGTCAGCCGAAATCCACTGGTCGTTTGAAATGGCCCCGTCTAGGGGTGCGCGGGTAGTAAGCATTAGTTCCTTTCCTCAATGGGAGTAGATTGGAAGAGGTCTTTTAGGATGGTGACGGCAAGACCCAAGCCGCTTATGACGCCGCATGCGCGCGCGTATTCGTCATAGGAGGTCGCTGACCCCCTAGCTAAAGCGTCTTTCTTTTGATCAATGTGCTTCTGGACTTCGGCTACGTAATCTGATAGTAGTTTCATGTGATGGGCTGGTTAGCTCTTTCTGCAAGTCTTTGGGCTTGAATATCCGCTAATTTAGCCGAGTTGTCAAGTATTTTCGCAGAAGCGTCGATCTGGTTGCGCTTTTGGGAGTTTTGCGCCTTCAGGAGCATGTCCGTTTCTTTGAGGTCAAGCTCGCGGTTCTTCTGGGCGATCTTGGCTGCCTCACGGACATCTTGTGATTGGATGCGCTGCCCGGCCATCTGAAGCTCGGCGGCCTGTAGCTGGAGCATCTGCTGTTCGACGTTGGCCTGCTGTTGCTGTGGGTTGCTTTCGTTAGAGATTTGAATAAGCTGGGTGGCGATCTGGGCTTGGACGTTCTCGTCTTGAATGGGCATGCCCATCTGCTGCGCTAGTTGCATAGCCTGCGCCACGAACATCAGGACCTTGTGTTCGGCGATGTTCGCAGCGAGGACTTGCTGGCCCAAGGCGATAGTGGGGTCGTTGGTGCCCTGCATCTGGGGTGCTTGGAGGAAGGCAGTCTTGACGGCAATGTGGGCCGCGTGGTTTTGGCCTAGCTGGGCCTTGATGGGCTTGCCGGACATGGCCACTTGGATTTCGGTGAGGGGGTCCGCCGAGACGGCCTGAGCTTCCGGGTTTGTCATAAGCTTGTCAATTGATTCGACGCCCAGAGCAGAGTAGTAGCGACGTAAGGCTTCGCGCATGTCGTGGAACTGAGGGAACTCTTTGGCCACGTTGAGTTCGATTTGGGCTTTGGCCACACGCTGGGATTCGGTGAGCGCGTTGGGGTCAGAGGCCGGAAGCACGTCGACAACTTGGGGATTGAAGTCAGTGCGCTGGACGTATTGGTTCTCGGCGCCTACCACGAAGTTGACGACGTCAGGCAAGTTCTCGAAGTTGAGTTCACCGATTAGTTTGAGGAACTCGCCCTGTGACTGGTGGAGGCGCTTGTGGATCGAGGAGTAGAAGCGCTGCGAAGCTTCAAGTAGGGCTAGGGTAGTTGCCGCCGGGCCGTAGTTGGTGGAGTTGGCTACGACTTCGTCAGCAGAGTCCGCGAACTTCTGACCCGAGTCCACCATGTACTTGAGGAGCGTGAAGAGTGTTTGCGAGGGTTCTTTGGTGGGAAGCGGCAGGAAGGCTTTCTGGAGTTCTTCGGGTGACAGGTTGACGTCGCGGAACTCGCCGAAGCCGAGGGGCGTATCGCTGTCAGAGAACTTGGCGTCTTGGGACTTGAAGCCCGCTGTCCAGTTGGCGTATTGACCGGAGTCGACGAGGGCGCGGAGGGCGGCGCTGGATGCAGCGGCAAGGTCACCGATGAGGTGGACATAACCGAGGCCATAGATGCCGAACGCCGGAATGAACTGGTCGATGGTGTACCAGAGGCGCTTGGTCATAGCCGGATCGTCCTCGCGCCAGTTGCGGCGGATCGAGTAGACGTTGCCGGTCTTGGCGTTGAAGTGGACGATGTAGGGCGCCATGCCGCCTTCGGGCAACAGGTTATCGGCGCCGTCTAGGTCAAGGTAGCAGTGTGATTCGCCGACCGCGTAGCCCTTGCGCTCTAGGGACATGTCGAAGCCCTGGGCGTTGGCGATAGCTTCGGTGATCTCGTTGGTGTCTAGGACTTCTTCGGAGTCACTCTCGGCTGCTTCGCGGAAGGTGCCAGCCAGGATCAGGTTGTCCATCTTGCGCGGGGACAGTTCCATGATCTCGATGTATTCTTCGGCGTCCTTCAGGTGCGTGACTGAGGGTTCGACGTAGAAGTTTTCGGCGTAGATGATTGTGGGGTCAGGCACGACGGTCGCGCTATTCCAGCCTGCTTTGCGGATGCCGGTGCCCATGAAGCCCACGCGGAAGAGGTTGCGTTCGAGATCGCTGTAGAAGCCCGGCACCTGTTCGGTAAGCTGGTAGTTCATGAAGGTGCGGACGCGCTGGGCCACCTGCTCGCGGGGGACGTCGACGAAGCCACGGATTTTGGTCCGAACCGGACCTTTGGCAGGCCAGAGTTCTTGGATGGCCTTGGCCTGAAACTTGACGACGTTCTCGATCAGGAGCGGGTGGACAGCGGTGCAGGCGCCCTCGACGTCTACGTTGCCTTCGCCATCGGTGTTCAGGCCCAGGTACTTGATGCCCTGCTTGATTTTCTCTTCCCACTGTTGGCGGGAGTTCTTGATGTTCTGGAGGGCGTCTTGACGCGCGGAGCCGATGTCAGTAAGGATGGTGTCTTCAATGGACAGGGCGAGGTTGGCGCCAAAGGACATGTCGACCTCGACGACCTCCTCTGGGACCTCCACTTCAAGGGTCTCTTCGGAGAACTCAAATTCCATATCGGGTGTGGTATCAAGGTTTTCAGACATGGGTCATTTGGCTCCAATAGCTTTTGAAAGATCGACGACGGGACCGCTCCTCGGGTTGGCTGACCGTCTCTTGGGTAAGTTCGTAGCGGCGCCGCAAATAAAGAAGCGCCATGACCATAGTATCGACAGCGTCGTCATGGGCGCCCTTTGGAAACTCGAGGGCCTCTTGGAGGAGTTCCGCCGCGAATTTCTTCTTCAGGGGAAGCCAAACGCGCTGCCGCTCCACGATGCCGCTAACTGCATGGGCACGGGACACTTTATCACGATCCGGCTGAAAAGGCAATACTGGCAACTTGTTAAGGCGCAAATCTTGCAGGAGCGACTGACCGGAGGCTTTGTTTTCGATGATTATACGGTCGGGCTTGTAGAGGGCGTATTGCTCTTTGGCGGCGGCGCGGAGCTGGGGGAAGGACCACCGGCCACGGACTTGGTTCAGGAGGATGGCGTTAGGCTCTTGATATTCAAAGCCTTTGTCGTCTGTGAAGGTCAGGTGGAAGATGCCCCAGGTCTGGATCACGGAGTAGTCAGCCTTGGCTTTAGTGGAGAAGGCCGTGTCCATGGTCTGTATGATTTCGTCACATTCGGGTGGGTCGTCCTCGTCCCAGTCTTGGAAGTCGTCCTTGTTAAAGACGTTGCCATCCTCGCCGGTCGGGGTCTGCATGTACAGGGCGCCCCAGTCAGCGCGGCTGAGACCCTCGCGAGTGGAGATCAGGTCGTCCATAGTAATGAACTCGGGCCAGTAGGATTCGCCGTCGGGCAGCATCAGGTAGTCAGCGGCAGGCTTGTCGAGGATGGCCGGAATCGAGATGACTTCCCACTGGTCGACGCGGGCATTACGGGCAGACTTGTCGAGCAAATAGCCGCTCAAGTCGCGCACGTGCCAGCGCGTGTTCACGAGGACGATGCGGGAGTCGGGCAGCTTACGGGAGCGGAAGCCGGGGCCATACCAGTTGTTGACGCGCTCGCGCTCGGTGTCGGACTTGGCGGTCTGTTCCGAGAGGGGATCGTCGAGGATGCCTAAGTTGAAGCGGTAACCGGCGATGGACTTGCCTGCGCCTGCTGGCATGAAGGACCCACCTGTGACGAGTTTCCAGCCAGTGACGCCGGACATGTCGTCGCGGATGTGGACACCGGGGAAGATTTCTTGGTATTCGGTAGAGCGGACTAGATCGCGGATTCGGCCCGAACATTCGACGGCCTTGTCGGTGGTGTGCGAAATCCACATGATACGCCAAGTCGGGTGGCGGCCAAGACACCATGCGGTGAAGAGCATGAGGAGGACGGACTTCATGGAGCCTGGCGGCAAGGCCAGCATCAGGCGGTCGACAAGGCCCCTGTCTACTTCTTGTAGGGTGGCGGCGATGGCTTCGATGTGACGCCCGTCACGATAGTCGTTGCCATCCAACATCAAAGGCGCGAGGAGCTTGACGAAAACGTAGAAGTCCTCTTGCGCCTCCAGTACTGCTTTCTGGTGGAGAACCTCTGCAAGTTCGGCTTTTGCTTTAAGGATTGCTTCTTCTTTATCCATGGTCGATTTCAAACTGATTTCTCTTGCGTCGATTTTCAGTGGCCGTAAGTATTTGCAAGTTGCAAGGGACGTGAAGACCGCAGACGTACTTGTTTTTAAGTGGCACTATATGATCGACTTGGTGTGGCGTCCCCGTTTCCCGACTTCTATTTTCGCATTCCGCATAGATCAGTTTAAGAGCAGAGCGATTAACCCACGCTGGAGTAGCTTTTAATAGAGAAGCTCTTCGCTCAGAACAGAGGGCCGAAACCAGACTTTTATTCCGCCTACGGTATTGCTGGGTAGCTTTGTTTGCAGCTTCTGGATTTTGTTGGCGATACAAACGAGCCGCCTCACGACGTTGATCTCGGTTAGCTTGGTCATACTTAGTTGTATATTGACGAAGCTTGTCTTTATTAGCGGAGTCCCATTTGTTTTGATTTGCTCGCGCACAAACTACACATGCTTTGCTGGAAACAAACCGCTCCACTAGATGGCCACGCACACAAGGAACTCCTGTAAAGAACCTAGGCAGGCCCTTTGCTTTAGCTTCCTGTTGAGATATGACCTCCAAACCCATAGTCAGTTAATCCGCAGGCGCTTTTCGATTTCAGGTTCAGCTTCTTTAAGAATGGAGGTAAGCTCCTGAATACGATTATCCAGTTCATCTCGAGAATAAATGGTGCGATGTGTAATTTCTTTACGTTCCAAAAACATGCCCAAATATTTGGCAAGGTTTTCCATGGCGCGGTTAGCGTTGGTGAAGTCGCCGGATGCCATGGCCTGGGTGGCGATGTCGTTGAACCACTTGACGACGTCTTCGACGTTGATTTTCATGCGGGCTTTCTCCTCGATCTCGAAGGCAGTGACTAGGTCATTGAAGTGTGGGATGGATAGGTTCTTGTTGGCCATGGCCAGCAGGACAGCAGGATTGACGGTGTCGTATCCTGCGAGGCGCATGGCGCCACATTTGTTGGAGCGCCCGTTCAGGGCGTAGTGACGGGCGAACTCGACTTGCTTGGGACTTAGCTTCTTGATTTTGTTTATTTTGTCCCAAGAAGCTTGCCAAGTTTCGCGCAGGTGGTTCTTAAGGTCTCGGATAGCTTTGACGTTTTCGGCGCGAATGCCATGGCCTGGCTTGTGGATATTCATGGCCTTGAGTTCGCGCTTGTGCTTTGCCACCCGTTCCTTCTGGGAAAGGGGATTGCCATTACGCTCCCGCGCGTTCTTCTTTACTTTGTCGTAATACGCGGGTAGTTTCTTGGTACTGACTTTGGGAACGTAAGGCTCGTCGGTCATGCGGGTGCGGGTTCCTCTTCATCATGGCGAACGATGGAAATACGTGAACGGCCCTTCTGCTCAACGGAGCCAGAGCGACCCGCATTGAAGAAGCGCAGGCCATGGCGTTCAAGGGCCGGGCGAATGCGCTTGAGTTCCGCAGCAAAGCTGTGGGAGGTCTGCGGCAAGCGCTCGCGGGGGCCGACGTTCATTTCCAACTGTCCAATCAAATCCGAATAGGTTCCTGAGAACTCCTTTTGTTTTGCCATCATGCGTAACAGAGCAGATGCCATGCCGTTAAATTCGAGCATCTGGGACTCGGCTGCCGAGCGGTTGTTCTTATAGACTTCCATAAGACGACCCGGCACCCAGCCAAAAGCTTCCTCGGCGGCAACGGCCCACACTGCAAAAGCAGACATGCGCGGCTTTTCAGCCAAGACTACATTACCATAATTTTGCATAGCTTTCAATGCCGCGTTCATGAGGGAGCCTAGTAGTCGTGGATGGTCGGCGTGGAAGCTGTCCCAGAACTCAGAGTCGTCACGGCGCAGACGCGGGTCGATGCGGGGCAGGTGAACGTGGATGGAGCGGTCGACTAGGTCACCGCGCTCGACTACGTCAGGGATGCCGTTCATGGCCACGGGGCGGCAGACGCGCACGGCAGACTCTTCGGCGTTGGTGTAGAGGGCGCGGCCACCTTGGGCGCCGGTGCCAGTGCTGATGACGCAAAGGGCGTCCGACATTTTGTTGGAGATGTAGGATACGTTGTCGAAAGCCAAGATGAAGGAGTTGCGAACCATGGCTTGCAGGTCGCGTTGGTCTTCGGGCGGGGTGCGCATGTCGAGGGCGTGTGGGTCAATGATGCGTCGCATTAAGCGCAGGACGGTGGACTTACCTGAACCTTGCTCGCCTGAGATGGTAAGGACTGGGTAGGGGCCTTCCGGGCGCAGGCAACCGAGAAGCCAGGCTGTTAGTAGCATTAGGGTGTCGTCGTCAGAGGCGATGTACTTGCGAAGCAGGGCAGGAAACTCGGAGGGATCGGCGTCAAAGTCGGGTTCGATCAGGGGCAGAACGCCTGCGCCGCGTAGCATACGGATGTGGGTAGGGCCGCCCTTCACGAGTTCGATGCCGGTCGGGGTGATGCGCCATGCGTCGTTTGCGTCGTTGCCGGTGTCAATGTAGAGTTCGCCGATGCGCCCGCCCACGCGAATGTAGTCTTTGAGCTTGGGGCCACGGGTGCGGGTCCAGTGCGCGAAGTAGGTTTGGGCAGAGTTGACAAGATCGCCGTTGGGCACCAGGCTGATTTGGTCGACGCAGAAAGCCGAGAACCAACCACGAAAGTCGCAGTTGCCCTGAGCTGAAATGGCCATCGTGCGTCGCACGCCGAGGTCAGTGTAGTCCAAGAAGAGGCGCCCGTCTTCAGTGGTCCACGGCGTAAGCTGGGCTTTGGCGTCGTTCAAGAGTTGGACGCGGTTGACTTTGTCACTCATGGGATGGCTCCTAGGTTAGGAGCGCAATCTATCCCACGGTGAGGGTTGTGTCAAGATTCTCACCCAATCTCACTGAGCGGTCGGGTACGGAAACCTAGCTTTAATTTCGTCGACCTTGGCTACCCATTCTTCTTTGGTGACATCGCCGCGCTGCCACTTCATGAAAAGCGGATCGGATTCTTTAGTGTAGGCAGCCTGACGCTGACGACGAAGCTGGTCGATTGTGCGCTGAAGTTGCACGTCTTTTTCGGTTTGGGTGCGTTCGCGCATGTGGTGCGTTTGGACAATTTGATTGTCTTTGATTTCAATTGTCGTACGCTCAAGGACATGGCCGGGCGTGGTCTGAATTACCCAAGGAAACCAACCTAGGCTGGGAAGCTTTGCGGGCGTCATCAAGTTAAAGTTGGAAATGTTATTCCAAGCACTTGGCAACGCGCAAGGCCCCTGCTTAACTTCGTTGTTTTCAACGTAACCGTAGTCAGACATTTGGAACTCCTTCGATCCATTTTTGTTGAGATTCATCCCAGTAATATAATTTACCGTCATTTGGATAAGGAATGGGAGACTGCCATTGGCACGTTTGTTCATTCAAAATCCAACTAGGGTAGGGCCTGGGAGCTATGAAAGCATCACGTTGAAAATCGTATGTATACCCAACTCCAGCATAATTTTTACGGAAACTGTTGTTATAAGAAGTTTGTTTCCAGTATGTATTAGCTCCAAACAATGATTGACAAAATTCAATGCCCTTTTCTTCGGATTCCACGCCGTCTACCATAAGTTCGTTGTTATGAACCACGATAACTTGGGTAACGACGTTGCTATCATCAAGTTGTGCAAAATGAGCCATGTGTTGCCTCAGAATGTGATCGAACCGGAGCCGGTCCACTTGTAGATTTTGTAGCCACCAGTGTTTGTGAAGGTAGGCGAGCCTGTGGTTGATGTGGCGTTTGCATAAGTGTTGGCGTACCGGATGATTACAATGCCAGAACCGCCGTTCGCACCTTCATTCCCTGGACCACCCACACCGCCGCCACCACCGCCACCACCGCCTGTATTTGCCGTACCAGCGGTAGGAAGATTTGAGGAACTAGTTCCCGCCGCACCGGCGCCACCACCGCCAATACCGCCCTGTCCAGGCGTGCCAGTTCTTTTTGTCCCGCCGCCGCCGCCAGCATAATAAGTTGCGCTACCGGAGATAGATGATTGCAGACCAGCTCCGCCGTTGCTGGTTGGGGAACCGCTACCAGCAGCGCCAGCGCCACCGCCACCACCGCCAGAAACAGCGTCAGAATATCCTCCGCCGCCGGCATTACCTTGACCGGAAGTACCCGCGCCGCCGCTTGTACCACTTGAGCCATAAGCGCCGCCACCACCAGAACCGCCTGGGCGCCCGTTATTTCCATCACCAAGGCCGCCACCGCCACCACCAGTGGAAGTAATGCTTCCAAACACACTATTACCGCCATCACCACCATATTGACCGGACGTACCTCCGGCGCCACCAGCACCAACGGTAACGGTAATTGCTGATCCCGCTGTAACAGCTAAACCTGTGGCAGTTCTATATCCACCAGCACCACCACCACCACCATTGTCAAAACCACCGCCAGCGCCACCAGCAACAACAAGGTATTCAACGGTTGGCGTTGCCGTTGGCCCAGAAGCGGTTGCGAGGAGGGATTCAGCGAGCAACATTATTTGGAGTCCTTCATAGATTGGACACCGCGCCAAATGACGCCACCATCATCGGTGATGAACGTGAAGACGTCTGTGCCGCTGGTTGTGATCGTAGGTGCGGTACCGCCGGGCCACTTGACCGCCGTAGGCCACGTGTTGGTATAGCCCCCGCCGTTGGTAAGCTCCAAGATAAAGCCTGCCGCAACGGTGCTGGTGGGTGGGTTGGCGAAGACCCAGGAGACGCTGCCACTGACTTGAGCTGAGAAGAAGTTGGCGCCAGCGAGATCGAGGGTCGTGGTCGCAGAGACGTTAGCGAGGGAGGTCTTGGCCAAAGTATAGCCGGAGATTTCGGTCAGAGCGTAGGTGCGAAGCAGGGCGCCAGTGATTTGGCGAGAGCCGAAACCAGATGCTGAGACCTTGGAGATTTCGAAGCGGTCGGTGGCCGATACTGCTGTAGCAGACGTAAGGCCGCTGATCTTAAAGGTTGCCATGGGATTCCCTACTTGCTATCTTTCATGGACTGCACGCCACGCCAAATGGTACCACCGTCGTCCGTAATAAAGACGAATATGTCGGTGCCGGAAGAGGTTAGGGTGGGTGCTGTGCCGCTGGGCCACTTGGTTGCGGAAGGCCATGTCACAGTTGCCGCGCCACCATTGGCGAGTTCCAAGATGAAGCCCCCTGCTGCACCACCATTAGCTGCCGATGTAGGAGGATTGGCAAACACGAAGGTAGTGCTACCAGCCGCAGTCACCATGAAGTAATTGCCGTCCAGCATGTCTAGGGTAGCAGTCGCTGATACGTTGCCCCTGATGACCGCCGTGATAGCATAGTCCTTGAACTTGGGGCGCGTCACAAGGTTGTCGGCCATGTTCAGTTCGCCGGACATCGTATCGCCAGCCTTCAGGACCCGCTGACCAACCGACACGCGGGTCTGGGACACTACTGCCGAGACCGTATTGACCTGCACTTGAAGCGCCGATACAAGAACTGAGACGGCGTCCACCTGGGTTTTGGTTGCTGCGGCTACGGCGCTGACGGTGCTGACCCGAATTTCAAGAGCAGAGACTGCTGCCGAGACGGTGCTGACACGGACTTCGATAGCGTTAGCAAATACTTGAAGGGCGCTGACCGAAGCCGAGACGGCTGCAATGGCTACAGCGTTTACAGAGGTGCGGGCAGATACGGCTGCGATGACTGCATTGGCGGACACAACTGCCGCAGATACCGCGCTGACGCGAACCTCAAGGGCCGACACCACATTGTTAGTGGAAGTGAGTGCTGCCGATACGGCGTTGATTTGGATTTGGAGGGCGCTGACCGAAGCAGAAACTGCGGCCACCTGAATGTTGAGGGCCGACACAGAAGCTTGGGTGTCGAGAAGGGCAGTGGAGTTGGTCCAAACGCTGGCACTTGTATTCCAGGCAAGGACTTCGCCGTTGGCGATGGAGGCTTCGGCAGAGGTCTTGACGTTGTGGAGTTCGCCTAGTTCGTAGCCATTTTGAACTTTGACGTAAAGCAAACCACCCCCGACCGAGCCGCCCTTGACGACATAGCCCATCTGGACTAGGTGCTGAGGCGCGACGGGCTTGGTAGCAGTTAGTTCGCCAGCCGAAACCGGAGACAAGTAGACGATCTGACCATCCGTGAAAGCGCCAGTATTTACGTTGTTAACGACACCATCAGTTGCAACATAGCCTGTACCGAGGTTGGAGACTGTTTCGAGCATAAGGCCAAAGATGGTGGCACTATCGGAGTCGCTATCAGCCTGCGCTAAGGCGCCTGTGAGGCGTTGACCAGAGGCACCCGTGACCTTGACGGCCTTGCCCTTGGGAAGCGTGACGCCACTGTTGTTGTAGATTTGGGCGACCGTACGCTGACCAATAAGCAAGTTGACAGTACCCGTCAGGCCCAGATCGAGAGTACCGTGTGTGAGGTCCCAGGTTAAGCGCCCGGCAGAAGGTGCATAGCTTGTAGTAGTATTGAAGTCGATGTACTGAACGTTAGTCATAAAGTCGTTGTTGCGGAACACCTTCAAGGAGACAACCGCATTGACCGACGTGATAGCGGCAGCATTGACGGACGTAAGAACTGAAACAGCGTTCAGTTGGATTTGAAGCGCCGACACTGAAGCCGAAACGTTAGCGACTTGAATAGTAAGCGCCGAGACGGTGCCTTGAAGGCTGGCAACAGCAGTGACGAGGGCCGCGATAGCTGATACGTTACCAATATTAGATACTGCAATTTCAAGCGTAGATACGCGAACTTCAAGGGCAGAGACGACCGCGTTGGTGGAAGTGATAGCGGCAGCGTTAGCAGAGGCGAGAGCAGATACGTTAGCGATTACTGCGTTAGCAGAGACGACCGCCGCCGAGACAGAACTGACCCTGACTTCAAGAGCCGAAACGACATTGTTGATAGAGGTAATGGCAGCAGAATTGACTGACGTGACAGCGGACACAGAAGCGGTCCTGATGGTCAGGGCCGAGACGTCAGCTTGGACGGAAGTGATGGCAGTCGTGTTGGCAGCAGCGATAGCGGAGACTTGGGCGATTTGGGTGCCAAGAGCGGAGACGACTGGTACGATGGAGACGACGGCAAAGGCAGCAATGGTGGAGACGGTGGTCTGGAGGGTACCGGAGGTCTGGACGATAGGCACCAGTTCCGCACCAGTCAGTGGACCGGCGGTCGTAAGCTGCGAAATTTTCTGTGCCGTCGACATTATTACCTCTTGATTCGGAGCAGTCGTAGTGCCATTATAGCACACTGGCGGAGGAAAATCCAGCCGTTCCAAAAGGCAAAGGTGAGGCTATTCAGGAGCTTCGTCATCATCGGCAGCAGGCTCAAATACCATGTCGAAGAGGGTGTCGACCATGCCCTTGACTAGGCAAGTCGAGAAGGGAATGCTGGTGGCCTTGACGCCGCCGTCTTCTTCCCAGGCAATCAGGACCGCGTGGGGTGACCGGGCCAGAACCTTGGAGATGACAGCCGCGACCTTCCGGTCTAGGTCCACCATCTCTTGGAATTGCTCGATGGCCTCCGTGGTGGAGTCGGTCACGGGCGGGGCACCACGCTGCCGAAGGCGCCGTCGAGGTCGTCGTCGTCCATTGCCTCGGCAATCTCTTGGACTAGCTCAAGGGCTACGGCCTTGGCGTCATTTTCGTCGGTAATTTCCCACTCTTCGTAGTAATCAGACGTCGGATCAGTGGATTCTAGGGTAAATACCCAGACTCCGTCGTCGTATGTGACCGTATACCGCATGGGTACCCCCGAAAAGAAGAAGCCAGCAGGATAATAACCCACTGGCTCCCAAAAGTCAAGCCTCTGAGGCCCTTAGTGGTAGTAACCGGAGGATACTTTGCTTTTCTTCATCAGTATATCGGCTCCAGTTTTCAATTTCCGTAAGGCTGCGAAGGCAACCACCACAGCGGCGGTCATAGGGACCCCCAATAATATGACATATTCCAAGACACGGACTCCTTTTCTTAGGTAGATTGTTTTCCATTTAGCCAATCCAGTATTGTCTGCAATTCCTGTGCCGTTGCGTCGCTTTTTAAGCGATTTGCCCGCATAGAAATGACCGCCACATTGCCCGGAACATACCCTAAGACAGGAATAATCTTGTCCAAGGTGGGTATATTGTCAGGTCGGGTACCTCTGCCCTTACTAAACTCCAGCTTAAGATGCTTAAATATCGGGCAATACTCAGGCATCTCAAAGTCGGCGTCAGTTATGGCAAAAGGTATACCCTCAATCTTGGCTCGACCCCTTGCCCTAGACAGTAGGTACTTCTTTGGGTTCTTTACCCGCCAGTCATACTGCCCTTTACGGCTGTATTCAGGGTCGTCGCGGCGGCGCCGGGAGTAATATTGGCGCTTATACTCCCGGTCCACAGTCTTGTCTTTATAAGGCACTAACGCACCGGACACGCACCCGTAGCGCATTCCCCGCCAGTGTCAATTTCGTAGTCATCAGCTTCGCTAACAAGCTCCCGTGCCCCCGCTTCCTGTCCTTCAAGGGGCTTAAGGGTAACTACATAGGCGTCATAGTCTTCTTTTGTGACCACCTGTTGGGGCAAATATAGGTAGCCGAGGTCCTGAGCGGTCTTTGTGGGGTCTGTACGGTACAGGAAGCTGACGCCGACGTAGGAATCCCAGTTCTCGTGGAGCCAATCCACAATGGCGGGGGCTTCTTCGGGGCTATAGCTGATGGTAACCGAGCAGTTGTGGTCTACGTAGTTGTCCATCATGGTCTTGTAGCGCGCCAACTGGACTGTGGCAGGCTCCAAGTTCACGAACTTACCGTCGACTTCGTCCATCTTGACGTTAGGATAGGCTACCGGGAACGTCACCAGCACTGCGTCAGGGCTAGATGGGTCCTGAAAGACGCGGTAGTTGGCGTCGATCAGCTCCTGCACGAACGGATCATGCTTGCTGAACCGGACGTTATTGAAAATGTAGCGGCCCAGCGGCTTGTGAACGCCCTCTGTGGTGTCCATGATCTTCGATAGGGTGCCCGACGGCTTGACCGTAGTGACGGCCTTGGGACGCGGCAAGCCCAGTTCGTCGGCCATACGGTTAGCTGCCCGCTTGACTTTGTCGCGCAACATACGCCACACGGAGGGATCGCCTGCCGGTTCCCATTCGGCGACGCCCGTGACGCCCACGCCGCACAGACGCAGGAACTCGTTGTTCTCATGCCAGGCACGCTGCAAGACGCCGTCGACCAAGTTCACGCAGGTCTGGCGGTAATTGGCGCGGGCCAGCAGTTCGGCAGTACGCCACAGCTTCAAAGCTTCACGCCCGTTGAAGTGCGAGAGGTTGATTTCAACGAGGTTGCAGAAGCCCTTGTTGGGAAGCAGGATTTCGGCGCACGGATTCACGCCTGACATCCAGGGACCGCGACGCTTGCCCTCGACGAAGTTGATGAAGCCCGGTTCAGAGCCGCCCGCGTCTTGCATCATGTCGAACAGGCGGGCAATGTCGTGCCGTTCTGGGCGCGTGTGAAAGGTTACGGAGTTGTTGGATTGCTGGCGATGGAAGTTGTTATGGACCCAGAAGTCCTTCTTGGCTTGGGCGAAGTCTACCCATTCAGCATCGCCGAAAGGCACAAGCGCGATCTCCGCCGAGCGGCGTGAGGAGAGAGTGGTTCCGAGGTGGTTGAGGATGTCGAGAATGTCGATTCGGGAAAGCAGACTACCAGATCGATTGTTAAGGATTCCCGCCATGCGTTGCATTGCCGGTGCAAACGTTTCATCACCAGAGGAAATCCACCCATAGCCTTTAAGACGCTGTCCGCTCGGACGTATTTGCGAGAAGTCAAGTCGTAGAACGTCAGCCTTCCGTTTGCCAGCGAGCATCTTACCCACCGACTTGGCCCACGCCTCGGCACTATCGCCCACACTAATTGTCCAGACGGTCTTTTCGCCCTCTTGAACGTAGCTCTCAACATTGGTCTCGCGGCCTTTCTTCTGTTCAAGTAGATGACGCTGGGAGCGTACCACTTCGATTTCCATAGGCGCAGTAAAGCCATTGAGCGTACCGACAATGGGTTCGAACCCCACGCCGCACCCTTGCAATAGCAACCAGAAGGCATCGACGACGTCATGGACAGTCTCCACCTTGGTGAACGCGCAGTTGAACATGGAGGCTTCGCGGCGCTTGGCTACGTCGGTACCGCCCAGCCACAGGGTACGCCCGGACACGGAGCCGCTGCGACGCAACAGCACTTCGCGCAGTTCTTCTAACTCGCCTTCTTGCTTCGTGTCAAGGGGCTTGTCGCCGAGGGCGCGCTGCCAGAGCCAACGCTGGTGGCTGATTACGCGACCCACAATGTCATCCCAGCTTTCAAAGGTTCCGTTGTCGAGGGGTCTAGCGTAGGTGCGACGAGTGATGGTTGACGCACGCACTGAGGGCGTACGAAATTCAGGTGAATTACGCATGATAGCTCCTATTGGGGGATGAGGTTTGAGTATATCAGATGTCGGCGGATTTTGCTAGTGGATGGTCCACCAAAGCCAGCCATGAATACGGAAACAGCGACCGCATTGTAGGCTCGATAAGCTGGACTATTTCGCGGGTTTCCGCTTGGGCATCAGGCTTGACGCGCAGATTCCAGACCCGCGACCAGCCTAACAGCGACCCGGTCCAGTGCCACTCCGTGTACATGTTCTGGGGCAGGATCATGCGCGCCTGCTCGGGGCACATGCCGTCGATCACGAGCCGCTTGTAGTCCCAGACGAGGGCACGGGCTGTCGTGTGGGCGCGCTGTGCGGAGCCGAAGGGATCAGTGAACTCCTCGTCGCTGCTGCCCTGCTTGACATCAGGGGCCGCCTTGCGCCACTTGGTAGGCCAGTACAGCTCGGGGTCGTCCTTCACGTAGCGACGGCTGATCTCGGACCATACGAAGCCCACCTGATGCTTGGCAAGCTGGCGGGCCACGAAGATGGGCGCCCGGAAGTGGAAGCTGACCGTGGGGTGGGCGAAGGGCAGAATGTGGTTGTGGCGAGCTAAGAAGCGGATTAGGCGGTCGTCCTTGCCGGGCCTGAAGTCCTTGGTGCGCTTGCCGAAGGACACGCGGGCTGCGTTCACGACGGTACGGTCGTCACCCATGTGGTTGAGGTAGGTTACTTCCATTCAAGGATGCCTTTCTTGTGGGCGTCAATGATTAGCTTGCTCTTGAAGCTCAGGAGGACCTTGGCGACTTCCTCGATGTCGAACATGCCGGTATTGATGTTCTTGAAGATCGCTGAGTCGTCTATGATCTCTAGCTGCTGAAGGACGCGGTCAAAAGCCTCAACCAGGTCCTGATGCGTGAGTTCCATGGTTTCGTCTGTCATTTCAACTTACCTTCTTGAAGGAGGTACTCGAACATGTCCCAAAGGATGGCGAAGTGCTGCTGGTAGGTGGCGGCTAGACCGTCGTAAGCTTCGTCGGGGACTTCGCGCTTGCGGAAGGACTTAAGGTCATCCACGATGTTCCAGCACTTTAGGATTTGCTGCTCGAAGTCAAAGCGGTCATATTCAGGTTCCACGGGTTTGCTCCTTGCTTGTAGGAAGGACGGTGTAGCACCGGGCGCGAGGGCTGTCAAGAAGCAAAAACCCCAGAACCTACCGTAGTGAGGGGCAGATTCTGGGGGTGTACGCGCAAGGAGACATTTGGGATAGTCGCCGCTCGGGGACATTAGAGTCCTTCTTTTAGCGGTGAACATAATATAGCGTATGCAGGGTCGGATGTCAAGGGGCGCGTATGCGCGGGACCCGTCGGGCCAAAGAGCTTGATTTCCCCTGACGGGTGTGATATAAGGGTACCGTATCCTACAATGCCGAAATGCGGCCTCCTTACAGATACGTTCGCGAATCGTAACAAACGGGGAAACTCACCGAGAAGCTCACCCCCGCGGCGGCCTGTAAGTCATTGATATCATTAGATAAGTGAGCAAGTGAGAAAAGTGAGCGTATTTTCGGGTTACTTTATATATTATATACTTTCTTTTCTTATAAGAAGGGGTCGCTCACCACGCTCACCTTTCTCACTTTTGAGCTAATCGCTTGATATAACTGCAACTTTTAGGTGAGAATCTAGGTGAGCTTTACAAATGGAAACTCACTTGCGCCGGGGTTGACGTGCGGCGAGCTTTCGGGTAGGGTGTCTATCATGGTAGTAAGCAAAGAAGAGGTTAGAGATATGGTTGCGTTCAATTTGATGTTGGATTTGCAACGGGCTGTTTGGGACCTTAAGGTGCGCCTGAAGGTGGTCGAAGGGCGTTTGGGCATTAAGGGGCAGAGTGAGTTGCCCGAGTTGCCTGAGCTACCGGCGTCGAGTTAGTGTCAGAAGACTGATCTTAAGTGGATTGTGGCGAAAATAGGGCAAGTCTAAAAATACGCGCGATTCTGGTAGGGGCATACTGACACAGACCTGACCCGGCCTGATTTTTGCCGCCCTGGGTGGGCCTACCCCCCTTCGCCAGGGCGCCCTAGCTAGGCCCTAGCTAGTCTAGGCTAGGAAACAATTCCTATCTAAGGGCAAAAGAAAAGCCCCCCTAGCTAGGCCAGAGGGGCTAACCTATTGTAAAGGCTAGATAATTAGGCCGCCTTGCGCTTTGTTGTCTTTTGCGCGGGGGCGGGGGCTTGCGCTGGCAAGGCGCTGATTAGCCTAGCTAACATGCTTTCTAACCCTGCTACCTTTTCTGCTAGGCCATTGTCCGACGCCCCTACTGTATTAGGCTTTACTAATGTAGCAAGGGGCTTGGCCATAATCTGCGTCGGGGCTTCCGCCACATTCCCTGCTTCAAATGCCGCCGCATCGACTGCAATCTTGCCTTTCAGGATATTCTTGCAAGAAACGACACTAGGCAGCGCGCCCCTACCGCCCGCGCGCTTAAAAGCCCCCGCGACAATGGCGCGGACCGATGCGATTTCCTGCGCCGACAATTCGATATCCTGCCAAGAGGAAATAATGTTCTTGTAAGCCATGGTGCAATTCCTTTTCTAGCACCGCCGGGATGGTCCCGGTCCCGCCTTAGCGATTTCCGCCTTGGCCCAATTATAATTTCACAAAGCCCCAGGCATTGCAATACCCCCTAACCCATTGATTTCATTGGCAGTTACAATTTGTTACAATTCTTTTTGGCCTATCTAGCCCCCTGCTCGTTCCCTCTTTGTTCCCTCTCTAACCTGCCCTAGTCGCACGCGCCCATGCACGCGCACGCACGCCCAGGCACACACACACACACACACACACACACACACACACACACGCACGCACGCGCCTAGCTAGGCCAGAACGCGCGCCCTAAGCTAGAGCTTGGACAGAACGAGAGCCTAAGCGCACGCCTAGGTGAACAGAAAGTGAGCGCCCGCCGGGCGATTCTCACCAGAAAGCGCAAGCATTTCAATAGTTTAGACAGAAAGTGAGAAAGTGAGCGCGCCCCTCCAGGTATTTCTATATATATTCTTTCTTTTCAAAACCTAGAAGTTAGTCGCTCACCATTCTCACTTCCTCACCGGCGCCCCTAAGTGCTTGATTTCATTGGCTTTTCTTGGTGAGAATCTAAGTGAGCATCCCATCTAGCTACCCCAGGGCGCGGAGGTTGGCTAGTATAGCATGAGACTGCATACTAACCTAGCTAGGCTGGAAAGTCAAGTCTGGCTATTCGCTTCTATAGCCAATCCTTATGGTGCAAATCGTTACGCTTTCGCAACTCACATCCCACATGAGGATCGGCCCGTAACCCGTTGAAATCGTTGGCGAAAAAAAAACGCTTGACACCGATTTCGGGGCGGGCTATGGTCCCTCCCGTGGCGCCGATCTGCCTGGTCGGACAGCCCATATAAGATTATCTTTGCGGTGGCCCAACGTCTACAACGCTCTGGGTTCAAGTATGGTTATATAGGCAAGTGACGTTGCCTAGACCAGCCGTCGAGACATCTTGGCAACAGCCCAACAACAGAGCTAATTTAGCCATCACTACCCGCTACCTTGACCAGCCGTGCAATCGTGCCTGACTGGTCTAGTTAGCAGGAGTGCTAATTCATGTTCGTCATGTCCTATCTCGTAGCTAATCGGTGGGGGTCTACTGTAGAACAGACCCGCACTCTCAAAGCAGAAAGTCTTTGGGAAGCCCGTTCTCTAGCTGACCGCTTCCTTGTTTCCCTTCAATCCAAAGGCAAGCAAGTCTATCCCCTTTATGACCTGGTAGAGGAGTCAGCCTAATGACTTTCCATGAAGCCTGCCGCTCTATCGTAGCCCATCAGGGTGTTCGCTCCCTTAACTATGCCATTGCCTACGCCAAGCACGGCCTCCTAGTCACTGATCCCTATGAGCAAAAGGTCCAGGCCCTTTACATCCTGAACAACATGACTCACTGGCGTGGTGACATAGCTAAACGAGTCCGCGACTCCCTCAAATCCATCTCCAAAGGAGCCTAGCCATGAGCAACCATACTCCCGGCCCGTGGATTCTCAGATCAGCTGGAGAAGTATTACACGGCGTTCCACATCCTTTCGATTTCGTCGAGGTTTCAAAACTAAGATATATATCAGCGGAAGGTAGCTCAGAGCGAGAGGCAAACGCCAACGCCCGTTTAATCGCGGCAGCGCCTGACCTGTTAGACATGTGCGAGCGTCTGCTAGGCTTTGCAAATGAATATGCCGATGAGAGTGCCTTATTAGCGGGGGCAACCATGCTCGGAGCAGCCCAAAACATCATCGACAAAGCCAAAGGAACCTAGCCATGGAACGCATAACCCTTTTGGACATTGATAACTATAGCCTCGTCTTAGACCCTTCTTATTATCTTGAGGGTCACTACTCAAAAGGTTTCTGGGTAGAACTTGATACCCCCAATGACGCGCTTTTCTTCAAGCTGGAGCAATTCCGCAAGTTGAATGAAGCCTGCCTTGCAGTCATCGCCCATCTCGAAGCCCTCGAAAAGGATGCCTAACCATGGTCAAAGTAGCCTTCAAAGACGTTGACGGCGACCTCCTCCACATCAGCCATGTCTTTCATCGCGAAACCTACCTTGACGTCCCCAATAAATACCACAACAGCTACTGCTTCGAAATTGAAATGGTCACCAGCGCCTGTTCTCCTGCCGTCTACTTTAATGCAGATCAATTGCGAACCCTAATCAACATCCTGACTATGGCTGCCGACCACCTCGAAACCAAAGGAGAATAACCTATGAGCAAATACCTAGAACTCAGCCTGATTGGTGTCGTGTCGTCTTTCATCCTCGCCATTTGGGTGCTGATTGTCCTTGAAGTCCTGATCTTCCTGGGCTATTAGCGGAGGGTGCCTCACTTCGGTGGGGTGCTTCCAGAGCTAGTCATCCTGGCTGGTTCCGGCAGCATCCGCTGTCCATCTCAACGCTATTCAGGGAAATAGCACCATGTCCAACTCTTTCATCATCTCCTTCGGCGACTTCAAGATTGATCTGCCCATCAAGACTCTTACGTCCATGGCTAAACAAGCCGCGCGTGAGCAAGCCAAGCAGAAGAAAGCCGCCGCCGCTCCTGCCATTGTCAAGGAGATCGAGACGCCCGAAGTTATTAAGCAGGCTGCCCCTGTCGTGCAGACCCCGACGCCTACCCCTAGGAAGCGCGCCCCCAGCATTGCTTATGGGCGTTATTCCAGCTTCAATGCTTTTGTTAAGAAAGAAATTCTACTTAAACTGCCGGTAGGTTCATCGCAGTTCGTGCCTCACCCTAATCCACGTCAAGCACTTCTGCGGGCTTTGGATTCTAGCTATCAATTGCGCGCTAAGGGCATTCACACTGTCATTAGTGTGCGGCAAGCTATTGAGAGCGGTGTCAGCGGCATCCGCATCTTTCGGCTTCGCTGATATGGCGCCCCGTCCATTCTATTGGGTTCCCCGTGTCAAGCGGGGCGCCCTAGGCTGGCTCTACCTACGGTGGGGCCGCAAACTTTGGAGGATTTGGTAATGGCAACCAAGCCACGCAAAGCACCGCCTCACCTCTATGATCCTTACTTCAGCGTAAGGCATAAGGTGCTTGCCTTGCTAGAGGACTTGCGCGATACCTACCCGGACCTCGCCCAGTCTGGCAGCTATCTAAGTTTCCGCATCGCCAATGCCCGCCATGCAGCCGAAGCTAAGGCTATCTTGGCAGTCATTGACGCCTGCAATGCCTATCCAATTAAGGAGGATGCTATCCATGGACACGACGCACGGTGAACCCGGCTGGGTCAACTGGTCTCAGAAGCAATGGGCCATCGAGGAAATGATGCAGGACATTAGCCAGGTAGGCGGGATGATTAACGCCAACGTGGATAAAATCCAAGAGATGCTACCCAGTCACGAAGAAGCTTGGGCCAGGCACTACGACAAGCTGAACGAAGCTGAAATGCTTTCACATGAATTGCTTCAGCTTATTGAGCGCATCAAATACCTAGGGCTAGGGAAATGACATGGACACTAAGTTCATCAACCGACTCAAGCGCAACGTCTCGCTGCTGACAGTCGGCAATCCCAAGATTATCAAAGGCACGGCTCGCGGTTATGCTACTGCGGGCCTTTCCCTTGCCCCCGCTTGGGAGTCCGGCTATAATACTTGCGCCAATCATAGCACCGAATGTAGCGCAGCCTGCCTATTCTTTGCTGGTCGTGGTGCTATGAAGAAAATCCAAGAGGCTAGGATTGCACGAACCAAGATGTTCTTCGAGGAGGGTGAAGCTTTCCTTCACTTGCTTCATAGCGACATCTATCAGTTCGTTGCCAACGCCCGGTCGTTAGACTTGGAGCCAGTCATTCGCCCCAATGTCCTATCCGATATTCGGTGGGAGAGGCATGGCGTCCCTCAACGCTGGCCTATGATTGGCTTCTATGACTACACCAAACTACCTAATCGCAAGGGTTTGCCCGCTAACTACAAGCTGACGTTCAGCTTTTCGGGCAACAACCTAACTGATTGCCGCAAGGCGCTTGCCAATGGCATGAACGTGGCAGTTCCCTTCCTCGGGGCGCTGCCTGAGACATGGCTTGGCTATCCAGTAATTGATGGGGACGCTGACGATCTGCGTTTCCTCGATCCTACCCCTTGCATTGTGGGCCTCAAAGCTAAGGGCCTGCTTCGCAAGTCCCCCCAATCTGCCTTCCTCGGAGACAATCACAATGTCTAAGCATTTCAACGGGTTCGATTTCTCACGCCGCCTCGACGGTAACGTCAACATCTGGGCTTACATGCCTTGGCCTGACCCTTACCTAGACGAGGAGCCAAAAGTCCTTGCCGACTACCTGAAAAGCACAGGTGGGTGGCGGGCTTCGGCGTGGCAGATCGTTCACGTTGCCGAGTCCTTCCAATCCGCTCACGCTTGGGCTTACAAGCGCACTCACAAGGGGAACTAATCATGCTTCTGACAACCGAACGTGAACCCATCGAAACCTCTGGCCTAGAGCAGACTAGCAGCTTCAGCATCGCTGCCTCTGCCAAGGCGTTTGAGGTCTTGTCCTCCAACCTCTATCAGAACAAAATCCTGGCGGTGATCCGTGAGATTAGCTGCAATGCAGCCGACGCCCATGTCCTAGTGGGGGCGCCCCTGTCTAGCATCGAAGTCCACATTCCTACCATCATGGAGCCAGTTTTTTCGGTTCGGGACTTCGGTCCCGGCCTCTCCCGCGCTGACGTTATGGAGCTATACACTACATACTTCCGCTCCACCAAAGACCAATCCAACGACATGATCGGCGGCTTTGGCCTAGGCTCTAAGTCTCCCTTCGCCGTAGCTGACCAGTTCACAGTAACGTCATGGCATGACGGGGAGCAAAGCGAATACATCTGCTTCAAGGAGAACGGCCTGCCCCGCGTTAGCCTAGTTAGGAGCGAGCCTTCGCCCGAACCTAGCGGCTTGCGTGTTCAGGTAGCTGCCCGCAACATGAGTGAATGGACATACCAAGCTGCCAAGTTTTATAGCTGGTGGCCCGAGTTCCCTACCTTCACAGGCAACACGCTTGACTTGCAGCACCCACTCACAGATGTGCAGCTACAGTCAGAGACTATGCTCAATGGCTTGCCTACTTGGGCGAGTTTCAAAAGTCAGGTGGCGCCTGTGGTTTTCATGGGCTTGGTTCCTTATGGCCTTAACTTCGACAACCTGACAGGTCTGCCGCGTGATGTCTATACGCTGCTCAAAAGCGGCTCACTGTTTCTTAACTTCCCAGTGGGCAGCTTGAGCATCAGCCCCTCCCGCGAGTCACTGTCCTACGATCCAGCTACTATCAAGACCTTGACTGATCGATGCTGTGTCGTTGCCAAGGCTATCATCAATCAGGCAATCAAGGACCTTGACGCCCAGCCTACGCTTTACGATGCTAGAAAGTTTGTCTATGCTACGGTCGACCGCTACAACACCGTAACCGCCGCCGTTTGTGACCTAGCTCTTAAGGGCAAGATCAAGTGGCGAGGTCAAGAGATTCCCGTAGCCGTAGCTATTGACCTGCCTGTAGATTTTTCTAACGGGATTGCCTCAATCACTAGCTATGAGCGGCGTCACCACTGGAAGAATTTCCAAAAGGGTATGGTGTGGAGCGGGCAACTAAACGTGAAGCTGCTTTCTAGTAAAGACGACCACTATTGCCCACGGATTATATGGGCGCCGAAGATAGGGTCCAAAACCTATTCGACTCTGCGCCATAACTACCCGCTTACGGGGCAACGGACACATGTGGATTTGTATATCTTCACGGGCATGACCTATCAGGTGCTTGTCGATTACTGTCTAGCCAAGGGTCTACCTGAACCCATCAACATCGAGGACCTAGAAGAACCGCCCACGGCAGAGCGTGGCACATCATCTTCTGTTCCCAAAACCATGGGCTACATCTACGATGACAACTATAGTTCTTCTAGAACTACGGCACCACTAGACTTGAAGGGCGGCGGCTTATGCATCCTCTTCAAGGAAGGCAGTCCTATGTGTTCTTACAACCACAGGGATATTCTTCGCATCCTTGACAACCAAAAGCTAGTGGCTTCAATGCCGCGCGTGATTGGCGTGTCACACAAAGCCCTCAAAACTAAGAAGTTCCAAGCCGCCTTAGCATCTAACGGGTGGGAAGAATTTACTCCTGATTGGGTGGCTGCCAATGTCCTGCCGGATCGCCTCTACGAAGTATCCTTGGTGGCCCAAGTCGGTAGGTTCCTCTATGCCAACCGCCCTTTCAATCCTTCTAGATTACGTCACGCGCTGGCATACGGCCCCGGTTACTGGAAACATGGTGACAAGTTCATCAAGTTACTAGAACCCTATCGTGACACGCTGTTGTCAGATAGCACGTTCGCTCATCACTACGATGTGCCTAATCCGCTTCTTAATTGGGCGTCGGCTGACCACAAGGCGATCATTGACAAGGCCACCGCCCATGTGCAATTACTGTCGGAGGAATGGAACAAGTTTCTTGACGTGCATTCGATGCTGCGTCACGTAGACCTAGCTACCGTTCCGCTGTCAATTCTCAACCCCTACATCAACCGCTAACCGAAAGGCAAACAACCATGTATCCCTTCATCATCAAGTCCAACTCCCTGTCCATCTTCCCTGCTGGTCAGGCTCCAATCCTGATTGACAGTGAACATGTCAATTATCAGGCAGTCGTGGATGCCCTGCGTTCCCGCGACTTTGACCTTGCCGTAGAACTTGCTTCGGTCAAGACTTACTATGGTTCAATCAGCGGCGGCGATGTCTCTGTTGACGAGCGCGGCGTCTTCTACAAAGGCAACGAGCTTACCAGCTATCTTGCCGACAAGCTACACCAGTTCTTCAAGGATGGCTTGCCAGTCGAACACTACTGCAAGTTCCTTAGCAACTTGATGGGCAACCCCTCCATGGTCAGCCGCAACGAACTGTTCTTGTTCCTTGAAGCCGCCGACCTTCCCGTCACCGAAGATGGTTGCTTCCTTGCCTACAAGGCTGTGCGTCCTGACTTCCGCGACATCCACTCTGGTCTTTTCGATAACTCACCCGGCACCATCCATTCGATGGCCCGCGCCGATGTCAATGATGACCGCAACGTGACATGCAGCTATGGCTTCCATGCCTCTGCCTATGAATACGCCAAGGGTTTCATGGTTGACGGCGGCAAAATGGTTGCAGTCAAGATCAACCCTGCCGACGTTGTGTCAGTGCCGTCTGACTACAACAACCAAAAGCTGCGGACCTGCGCCTACACAGTGATGTTCGAAATCCCTGAAGCCGCCGACATCTTCAAGGGTCGCGCCTACTACGAAGAAGAACCTACGCCCGTTGACTTCTGGGATGGTGACATCTTCGGCATCAAGGGCTAACCCCCTTGATTGGGGAGGGCTTCGGCTCTCCCTTCTTCTTCTGCAAAAGGAATAATGGAATGACCGATGCGACTAATTCATTGGATGCTTCTGGCGGGGGCGCTGTTGCTCCTCTAGAGAAGCTGACGCGCGCCCAAGTATTCGCCCGCGATCCCGAGGAACTAACCCCGGCCAACCTAGAACAGGTGATCGAGGAAATCCGAAAGATCAACGAACGCAACCGCAAGGCCCGCGCCGATGATGCCGCCATTGCCGAAGCCGCTTCCAAAATGAAGAAAGCAAACACCGCTTCGCGCAAAAAGAAAGCACCCCTCGTCGCTGCCCCTAACATATTGGACACCAAGCTATGAAGCTAACCAACAACCACAACTTGCCCGAGGCTATCGTTGCTGCCATCATGAATGACAGCTACACCAAAGGTGATGCCGACATCTCGGTTACAGAATTGTTGTCGCCTCCTCAACTTCGCGCCCTCAAGATCAAGCACTATGAGGAACTCGAAGAAGATGTGAGCGACCGTATCTGGTCCTTGTTGGGGCAATCCACACACACCATCATCGAACGGGCGAGCCTTGCCTTACCCAACGTGCTGACTGAAGCTACCGTCAATTCCGCCTATCGAGGCTGGAAACTGAAGGGTCAAATTGACAACGTCGTTTTGTCAGGCTGTCAGCTTTATGACTTCAAGGTTACATCAGCCTGGAAAGTCAAGAGCGGCGTAGTTCCTATCGAATGGGAACAGCAAACAAATATCTACAGGCGCCTGCTCAAAAAAGAGAAAGGCTTACAGATAGGGAACATCAACGTCATCGCTATCCTGCGTGACTGGTCCCGTAACGAAGCTGCCCGTAGCCCTGACTACCCACAAACTCAGGTCAAGGACTTCTCAGTTCGAGTATGGGAGGATGACGAGACAGACGACTTCATCGAACGTCAGATAGCTCGCCATCAGGCTAGTGCCTTTGAACCTTGCAGTGACGAGGAGCGCTGGACTAAGCCAGAAAAATGGGCAGTTATGAAGCGCGGCAATGTTCGTGCAGTCAGGCTGTTCGACAACCCCCTAGATGCAGAGCATCTTGCCAAAACCGCAAGCAATCTGTATGTAGAGCATCGGCCCGGCGAGGCAGTTCGCTGCCAGAGTTGGTGTCCGGTATCTCGCTTCTGCCAGCAATGGCAGGACGATCCCCGTAACAAACAATCAATCTCGGAGACCTTATTCAATGCCCAAGTTTAATGACCTCGCCCCACCGCCCCGCATCCTGCTCTGCGGTGAAGCAGCGTCCGGCAAGACAGGCGCCCTCGCCCAACTCGCCAATGCAGGCTTCCGTCTGATGATCCATGACTTCGATCAGAACACGCGCGTCATCGGCTCCTACCTCACAGACAAGGCAGCCGACGTCTACGTCAGCACTTACGCTGCCGCCAAGATCACCGGCACCAACCTGTTCGCCGGGTCAGGCAGCGCAGGCAAGCAAGCGCTCGATGAGATGCGCCGCTTCTGCAAGATGCTCGAACACTGGAAGGTGGCGGGCGGCGAAGACCTCGGACCCTGCACCTCATGGACCGCGAAGGACGTCGTCGTCATTGACAGCGGCACCTTCCTCGGCGAACTCCTGCTGCTGGCTGCGAGCGAAGACCCCGAAGCCAAGCGCGATGGGCGTTCCCTCTACAACGTGGCTGGCAAATACTACGGTGCCATCCTCGACCACCTGACTGGCAACAAGATGGGCGCGTCCGTCATTGTGCTAACCCACATCATGCAGACTGGCGACACCGACGACCAAGGCAAGATCATTGGCAAGGCCCGTGACGTGCCCGTCGGCGTCGGCGTCAAGTTCTCTAAGAAGATGCAAACCTACTTCTCTGACATCTGGCACCTCGAAGTGGACCGCGCAGGCAACCGCACCTTTAAGACAGCGGCCACAGACAAGGCTTCGCTTCGCACCTCCGCACCCACCCTCATCAAGGCAGCCGAGCCATACGACCTAGCCTCGATGCTCGACCGCCTGACCATAGGAGCCTGATCATGTGCGCGAAGAGAATCAAAGTAGAAAATCTTAGTCCGTCCAAAGCAGAAGAAAACCGAGTCAGAGGTAAACCTCGCCGCCTCTGTTTGGAAGATCGTGACTACCACAATTCCTTGCTTGCGCGGAAGAATCGTGAAATGAAGCAACTCCTTGCCAACCTTCACAACCCGGCCACGCTAAAATAATTTCCGGGCATCTATTGACAGGGCGGGTGCCCGGATGTATATCCCGCCTTGTCCTATGTGACACAACCCTTATGGAGAACACAGCCAATGGCTGACCTTTTCGACACCGTGATTTCCAACACCGCTGCTGATCGTCCGGCTTTCCGGCAGGCCCCGGCGGGCGAGTATCTTGCCACTGTGCAGTCTGTGAAGATTGTCAAGGCGAACTCCGGTACTCAGGGTTTGGAGATTACCTTCACCATGATCGACCCTCTGCACCCGCACGACATGACGGGCGTCGATCTTTCCAAGTGCCGTCTCCGTGATACGCTTTGGATTTCGGAGAAGTCTCTGCCGGTGGTGCAAGATCGTCTTGCTCGCATCAGCAAGGACACTGTCGGTAACAGCATTCGTGACGCTGTCGATATTCTTCCCGGCAGCGACGTCGTTGTATCGGTTGCCCACGAAACTGAGAACCGTGATGGCACCCCACTGAACACGCCTCGCCTGACGGTGTCGCGTTACTACTCGGTCGATAGCTACAAGAAGGCGGCCTGACCGAACCGCTTCTCCTTTAGTTGGTGAGTACAGGGAAGGGGGAGTGGGCGCAAGTCTGCTCCCCTAACTCTTTATGGAGCCTTGACATATGATCATTGACGCTTATGCTACCGACACGGTGCCTAGCCACGAGGTCCGGCGCCGCGCTAACGAAGCCCTTACAAACGCAGGAGAACCCATGTCCGAAGTAACCTATGACGCCCTTCGCAAACGCCTTGCGGAATTGGAAGCGGCGCTGTCGTCAATCGCAAACAACACTTGTTGCGATAGGTGCCAAGAAGCTGCGCTGGTAGCCCGCGCCGCGCTGAAAGGGGGGAAGTCGTGATCAAGAACATCAGCGGCTGGTGGTACCTCGTTAACGCAGGCGCCTTCCATGCCTTCCCCTTTCCAACCAAGGCCGATGCTGAAGAAGCACTGGCCGCACTCAAGGAACCCAACCCATGATGGGCTTTCGTGACATGACATTCTGTCCCTTCTATGCTGACTGCGCTGACGCCGCCTCTTGCCCTCGTGCCCTTACGCCAGCCGTCCATGACGCTGCTGCTAAGTGGTGGGGCAAACCCGGCGCCCCCATCGCAGTCTTTACCAAGCAACCCTCCTGCCACAAACCCAAAGGAGAACCCAATGAGTGATGATCTTGTGAAGCGGTTGCGGAATACGGCGAAATGGCTGCGCCTTCAGAATGAAGGTAGCCGAGGGATTTATTTTGATCGCGCACCATTTGAAGCCGCCGACCGCATCTCGGAATTGGAAGCGGCGCTGCGTAAGTTATACGCCCATGAAGGTGAGCGTGTTCTAAACAGTATAGGTATTGAGTGCTACACTGAAGAATTAGAAGCTGCTTTGGATGAAGCCCGCGCCGCGCTGGCAGGAGGGAAGGAAGATGAAGCTACGCCTAGTGCGTGATGTTCTGATCTACTGGCCGGTCATGGCGTTGGCGGGTCTGGTATGGGCGCAACCCCTGCCAGCCATCGCCGTGCCGCCTAGCCCCATCGAAGTAGAATGGAACGACACCAACAACCGCGACCGCTACCTGAACTGCATAACCCGCGCCATCTACTGGGAAGCCCGAGGCCAGTCACGCGCAGGCCAGATCGCCGTAGGCCAAGTCATCCTTAACAGGGCCAACGACGTGCGCTTCCCGCCTGACGTCTGCGATGTAGTCTTCCAGCGCCGAGGCAACTCCTGCCAGTTCTCGTGGGCCTGCACCGCGCGCCGACATTTACCCCTAGCAAATGTCACCGACGTGGCGCAAGCTAGGGAGGCTGCCGAACTGGCCCTTTCAAATATCCCTGACCTGACGCACGGCGCCCTTTACTTCCACGACACATCCATAGTAGGATGGCGCCATCTGCGGCGGACTGCCCGCATCGACAACCACGTCTTCTACAAGGAACGCTAACATGCAGGGTCTTACAATCAACATCGACGAAGAAATGGCTGACCAGTTCATGATCGCCATGCTACGCAACACAGGTGACACCGCCATCTGGTGCATCCGTCAAGCCCATAAGAACCTTGCTTCAGGCGGCGGCCCCCACAACTGGGCGGACATTGGCGACAACCTAAAAATCCTAGGCGCCGTCAACGAACTGCTTGTATATCACGGCGGTCGTGCCCTTGACCTTGCCACCCACGAAACGGAGAAGCCCGTCTGATGTGCCGCAACACCGTGCCGACACTGCGCGTAGTTCAGAACTGGTCTTCACCAGAGGAAGGCAAGCCGCGTCCAACCACCTATGCCATTCAAACCAAAGATGCCCACGGTCATTGGGTAAAC